GCATATACGGCAGAGTAGGTGAGGGCCGTATCGGGTGTGACGCTGACGCCCGAGTCAGTTGATGCGCCACCAAATAACTCGTTGAGCCTAGGGTCTTTCAGGTTGCCACCCGATAGGGAAAGCGCCCGAGAGATAAAGCCTTTTATGCGTTCAATCATAGTAGTGTGATTCCTTGGGTGTCGTAAATATTTGTTGCGTTTAAGGTGCTGACCTGCGCCCGACCGAGTGCCATGATAGTCGCCACGATGCCATCGATTTTCTCGACCGCTTTTCCCTTATGCATTTTGATGTTGCCTGCGTTGGAAAACATCCAACGCAGCACCGGGTTGCCATCGTGTGCGATCTTCTCAGAGAGCACCAAGACCTCTAACTCTTTCGAGGGTGCGGTCATCGCTGCGAAGCCTTGCCCGAAGCCGACAAGCCAATCGGGCCTGCCGTTATTCTTGCCCAGCGTTTCCAAATCCTTACTGATCTGGTTGATGTTCCAGCGATCGACTGCGATCTCTTGGATGTTGTACTTTCTTGCTAGGCCATCAATCACCGCCACGACTGCCCTATAGTCGAGCGATCGCCCTGGTGTAGTCACGATCAGACCTTGGCGCTCCCAGTCATCGAGCCTGTGCTTGTTGTTGCGCTCTCGTTCCCTCGCTGCGTCCGCTGGTGCGAAGAAGGTCGGCACGATCCAGTAGGGTTCATGCGGTTCGATAGGCGGAAAGAGAAGCACAAACGCCGTGAGATCTAAGGTACTGCTGAGATCAAGACCCCCGAACGCCATCCTCCCGGAAAGGTCAGGGAGATCGCGGGAGCACGCATCCCAGCGCTCGAGCGAGATCCATCTCGTCTCCTGCGATGTCCACTGGTTCAAGTGTAATCTTCTGAAGGCGTTTTCGCGGGAAGGGTTGGCGCTGGCTTCAGCTACTGCCTTCACGAAGTAATCCTCTTTCACGGTCACGCCATAGTTCGGGTTGGCTTGTTTCCAAGTTGATTCTGCTTTCCAGTCGCCTGTGCTGGTGTAGATTTTAGAGTAGAAAGTCGGGTCGTGAATGAGCTTATCGTTGACCCCTTCAGCATACTGGCGAAGCTCCCAGCACAGACTCTGGCGATCGTGCCCAGCGGTAGTCAATGCGAGCGTGAGCGGTTGCCTGCGGGCACCCGTTGAGGTTGTCAACACATCCCATAGCTCTCGGTTTGGTTGGGCATGAACCTCGTCGACGATCACGCCATGAGCATTGAGCCCGTGTTTGGTGAAGGCATCCGAGGATAGCGATCTGTAGAAAGAGTTCGAGGCTTTGTGCTCGATCGTTTTGTTGCGATAGATCCTGAGCATGGTTGAGAGGTTCGGGTTTTCCTCGATCATCTGGCAGGCTTGGTCAAAGACGATACTGGCTTGATCTTTGTCGGATGCTGCGCTGTAGATTTCCGCACCCTCTTCACGATCAAGGCAGAGAAGAAACAAGGCGATGCCCGCTGCGAGAGTTGACTTACCGTTCTTTCTGGGCACCTCGAGGTAGGCGGTGCGGTACTGGCGCAGGCCATCCTTGCGCACCGTCCCGAAGAGTTCATTCAAGAACTGACGCTGCCATTCAGCCAGGACGAAACCCGTGCCCGCCCACTCGCCCTTCGTATGGCGCAAGTGGTCACCAAAGAACCGAACGATCGGGTGATCCTTGGCGGGTGCAGGCTTCTTTTTCCTTGGCGCTCGGGTGGTTATTGTATAGCCCTCATGATGTCGATGATCCCGTCTTTGCCGCCGTTCGTGCTTTGGAGATTAGGACGCGATGCGGGCGTCAATCCGAACTGGCACTCCAACTTCAAGAGTTGATCGTGCATTTTGCATGAGACCATGTAAGGCGGGGTTTCCTTGTAACCCTTGACTCGTTCGTCATCACCCATGATCTCGATATGCGTGGGAGTTCCAGCGCTCAAAGAAGCTTCTGCGTCAATCCATCGGACGAGGCAGATCGCATAGCGGGAAAGACTCGAGCCATCGATCTCGGTGAGGACGCCAACGCGGAACAACGCCTCGCTCATCTGGTCGAAGATAATCTTTTCACGGGCCCCAAGAAACTCAGGCGAGTCGAGTTGCGATGCGCTCGGAGCGGGTTCGCCTGGGCGCGTCTTCGCACGCCACGACCCTCGCATTTTTAGTATCGCCGTCGGTGTTTTTTTTCTACCTTTCATACCACTACTCCATAAACATCATGAAAAAGGCCCAAAATCGTGAATCTTTGTCCACGCATACCACGCGAGGTACTTTGACCCCTCCTAGAACAAAAAAGACCCCCCTCCCCTTTTTTGCTCCAAAAATGGTCATTTTTGAGGCCTCGCAGAAAGCTTGACGAAACCACCACCGACCTTGTCTTCATGCCATGTTTTGAGGGCGTGGCACTTGTGGCAGAGGGTCTGGAGGTTATCCAAGGAGTCGGTGCCACCGTGGCTTTTAGCGGTGATGTGGTCAACATCAGTCGCAGGCGCAGAGCACCGAACGCACAAAGGCGAGCGAGCGAAGGCAAGCTTCCTGAGTTGCTGCCATGAATGACCATAGCCACGACGGGAAGGCGAAAGCCTAGGTGCTCGGCACCCAGGCGCATCGTGAAACCTGACCATATGTCGTGGTGGCTTATGCGATCTCATGGTTGCTCCGGAAAAGTGTTGTACTCGGTGTGCGAGTTCGACCTAGTCATCTCGGTAGTGATCCACCACCCGCCTAAAGGACGGGCTGCGGCACCTCTTGAGATGTGCCACCCGCAATCTAATTCTTGTTTGTAAGATCCGCAGCGAACGAACCATTGATCGGTAGTCTCGATGTTCCCTTTACCGCTGACGCTGGTGATGACATTGTGGTCGGTGTTGCGACGATGGATGTGCCCACTGATGAAGACATCAGCCTGCCATTGCGATCGGGTTGCTTGGTGTTGCGGGATGCCTCTGCCTGATTCACCGCCGCCACCATAGCCGTGATGCAAGAAGATGCGCTTTGTCCTAACATCGGCTTTACCTGTTGTTCTGTCGTTTTTTTGTAGGAGGTAGCACCAGTCCTCACCGTAGATAACGGGAGAGTTGTGTTGGGTTCTCAGTGAGTGGGTGAGTCTATCGATCAGGTCGATCTCGTTTCTCTTGATAACTGCTGCCTCATGATTACCTGGCGTAATCAGGCATAGGATAGAGGCGTAAGGCTTGAAGTATTCCAGTGCTGTGCTGCTAATCAAATCAAAGTAATTACTGCCGCGATGCTCGGGTCGCAGCGTCTTTGGGTCGGCCCGAGGGTCGTATTTACCCTGCATCACATCGAAGAGATCGCCCACGATTACTACCGGGGCGTTCTCTGCGAGTGCATAATCCAAATGCTTTTTCAAGAAGGCTCGGTCGCAGTGCGCTGAATCCCAATGGAGGTCGGTCAGTGCTAGAAATCGGAAGCGGCTTCCCGATTTCGGGAAGCTCACTCGGAGTTCATGAACACGATCGGTTATAGTCCCACAAGACCAACGCTGTTTTGGCTTTGCCAAATGCGGTCTCCTAAAAAAACTATTCAACATTGTGTGCGTCTAAGGTAAACAACGCAAATCGCTCGCACTTTAGCTTGGGTCGGGGGATGATAAGAGGTGGTGATGCGTCTTACATATTTGGTGTTGTCATCATGAAGGTAACCCTTGTTCACCAACATATCGATGACCGCTTTGTTCGTGTTGTCCAAATCGCGCCGGTGCGTCCAACCTTCGCCACCATGTATCTCGATGTTGATCTCTGCCAGCCCTTCAAGAGCTTTCCCCCTAGGGATGAGGATCGCTACCTCGGCGAGCCATGCCATATAGCACCTCGCCTTATAAAACTTGCCACGTCGACCCGAGGCCCGAAAGAGTTGGTTCGTTGAGGGAGGGATCGGAACCTCGAGCCTCACGGTCTGGCCTTTATTTTCTGTAATAAAACCTCCGCATCTTTTCTTACACTCAGGTTGTAGCTTTTCCAATGCTTGAGGTGGCCGAGCATGATGTGGCAGTTACCACCCGTCTCGCATAAGGTCAGAAGGTTCGAGGGCTCGAGTTCGAGATTTTGGAAAAGATGGAACGGGTGAATATGGTGCACCTCGAGCTTGTCCTTAGTCCCGCACGCAGCGCAGGTCGGGTTTCTCTTTAGGTGTGCACCTCGCACCGCTGACCATCTCGGTGAGCGGGCAGGCAACCCGGCGAAGTATTCGCTTATGGTTTTCACGATGCTCATGGTCGCTCCTCCAGTCGTGACACGATGGTTAAGTATCCGATTGCGTCAACGAGGTTATCCCGTTTGTGGGTGTTGCTCTGCCTGACGATCTTAAGCGAGGCCATGAGTAAACCCACATCGCTCGCACTGAGCCGCTGACCGGGTGCGAGTTGGCTTCTCAGGAGCGTTGTCCAGATCTCAGCAATCTGGCAGAAGCTCTCGCTCGGGTCACCATACTGGAGGCCTCGCTCCGAGATGATGCCATCGACTTGGTGAAGAATGTCCTGGCTATTTGTCTCCATGTTTTGCTATCTCCCGGTCAAAGGTTTTGCGGTCATCAAGCATGGTTGCGATCTCGTCTTCAAGAAACTCGATACGCTCACGCAAGTTGCGGTGCGTAAGGGGCTCCAGCTGCTCGTATTTTGCGATCTTGTCTTTAAGACGCTTAATGACCCTCCGATAGTTTTCGCCCGCAATACGCGCCCCGTGTGCGGCCCTGAGTGCGGTTGTGGTTAGCCCAGTCGCACGCACCGCGCAGAAGCGGCACGCCCAAGCCTTGCGGCCTCGCCCTATAGGGTAGCCACCACGGGCTATCGAGCGCCCGCACTGCTTGCAAAGATTAGACATTCTCGTTTATCCCTCTTATAGAGTGTGGATTATGGGATAAATGAGAATAAACCCTTATATATCTAAGACTTAGAGAGTGTCTTAGTATTATAAGAACGAATTTTATGAGTTCTTCTTTCTGGGATAATCTCATTAATCCGCTTATCCTGACTCTATAGAGCGGATAAATGAGATTCGGTGTGAAACTGGTCATTGATTGTGCCTCCTAAGTTACTGAGAGTTTTAAAGAAAACAGCGCCTGAAGGGCCGCTTCATGCGCTGTGTTTTAGGTGGTCGTTTGTTCATGATCACGAAGCTGGTTTCGTGATCATCCGTTGTTTGTTTCCTCGCCTGCCAAGCCACGCCATGCCGAACCGCGCCACGCCACACCGGGACCCGCCTCGCCTCGCCTGCCCTGCCATGCCATTACCTGCCTCGCCGTGCCCAGCCGCACCGAGCCGGGCCATGCCACGCCGTGCCTTGCCAAGCCGCGCCTGCCCTGCCTCACCAAGCCTCGACGCGCCAAGCCGCGCCCCGCCTGCCTCGCCTGCCTCGCCTGCCATGCCCCGCCTTGCCACGCCTTGCCGAGCCGAGCCTCGCTGCGCCGTGCCTGCCAAGAACTGCCAAGAACTGCCCGGACGCACCACGACGAGCCTTGCCTAGCCTCGCCTGCCACACCCCGCCTCGCCGCACCAAGCCCAGCCACGCCTGCCACGCCATGCCCCGACTGACCCCGCCGGAACCCGCCTCGCCTTGCCTGCCCTGACCTGCCTGGACACGCCTGGTCTTGCCATACCGTGCTGCGCCCCGCCTGCCTCGCCACACCATGCCATGCCGCACCTTGCATTGCCTCGCCTCGCCTGCCATGCCCCGCCTTACCATACCCCGCCTCGCCAAGCCTCGCCCAGCCTGGCCTGCCACGCCAAGTCACGCCTTGCCTTACCGCACCTTGCCTCGCCTCGCCTGCCGTGTTACCTGACAGCGGTATCGATCGCTTGCCAGACTGCTGCCAACTCGGTGAAGGCAGCGTGCTCGATCCTAATGTTCTTGAGCCGACGCTTGAGGTGGTCAAGGTGTTGCTCAAGAAGCTTGGGGTTGCTGGTAACTTGTTGCGCTGGGATGTAGCGCCGCTCGTTTTCTTCATCCTCATTCATGACGGTGATGGAGACAAAGGCCTGCACGGGTTTCGTGTCCGGTAGGTCTTCATCGACGATAGTCACGCAATTGATCACTAGCCTTGCCTGATGGATGCGATACTCTTCAGCAGCGGTTGGGTCATCCCATTCAAACACATCATGAAGCAACGCCTTTACGGGTCTGCTTTCCTTCACGATCTGGGAAGGTGTAAGCTCCCCGTGTTTGTCATTGATGCGGGCGAGTTCATCGCCCACATCTTCTGCCTTCTTCCCTGCAACGGATCGCCCTGCTTTAAACTGGTACATACTATTTAGCCTCCCATGAAAAATTGCTCACCACTTTGAAGCGACCATGATCGCCGTTTTTCTCTGGCCTCCACTCACCGACTCCAACGGAGAACCCGCCAAGGTTAATAAGGTTGACCAGTTGATCTTGGGAAATCGCTCGAGTGTTAAACTCAATAGCAAGCGTTACACCCCAGCGCAAGAACTCTGGGCGATAGCGTAAGTCCGTTCCACTAATGCCGACTTTGACCTTGTCGGTTCTCATGTAGGGTGGTGTATCTTCTGGATAGATAAGCGGAGTTAAGTCGCCGCCATCCTTATCACGAGAGATAAAGAACGCCTGCCTTGCTCCAACCTTGGTGAACTCCTTGCCTAAGCTTGTTACCGCAGTAACCGCACAATCTTTAAAAGCAATGATCTTCATGCCGGGGCGACCATCGGGAAGACGGTAGAACGCTCCCTCATAGTCTTGTACCGGGTCTCGTTTTTCACGGCCCTTGCTTGCTGTGCCAGCTTGCTTCTCTTGCATTTTTTTCTCGATTTTTGGATCCCAAGCATGACACAAGAAAGGCGTTATGCCTTCGAGGTTTATCAGGATTGTTTTTAGATCTAGAGTAAGAAGTTTCGTAGGTGCCGAGATGGTTGGAACTTCAAACTTAGGTAATGCTTTTGCTGTAGTAGCCATTGAGTCTTTATCTTTCTGAAAAGTAGTTAAGTAATGCGCCCGACACAATGCCAGGCGCAGAGGTGGTCACTGACTAGAACGGCAAGAGATAATCCCTTGCAGGTACATACGCCTTCTTCTCGTTGTCGTAGACCACAGCATTCGCCCAGGTTGGATTGCCGAGTTCAGCGTAAGCGAGGTCATAATCCCAGAAGGTTCCCTGCTCGACGCCATCACGACTAACAAACACCTTCCGGTTTTTGTCTTCTGCCACGGGTGCCGCGATCACGGGTGCGGGCTTCGCTGCCGGAGCTCCGGGAGGAGGAGGAGGCGCCATCGCTGGGGATGCGGTGAGCGGTGCGCACATGATGACCTTCGTCTTCAGCCCGTCCGCACTTGGCCCCACGGTGATCGTAAACTTCTTGTTGATGAAAGTATCTGGGTCGATATCTTCACCGTTGATAAGTGGCCTGCCGAGCATCTCCCTGATGAGCTTGCCGAAGTTGTTAGACATCGTGAGCTTAGTGGGTGTCCACCTCGAGGTGGTCTTCCGAGCGTGTACGCCCTCGACAATCTCAAACTCCCAAGCGTAGGAAGTTCCTGAGTCGGGAAACTTCGCACTGGGTTGCATCTCCTTATACCCAAGAAGCTTTGCTGCATAGGTTCCGGTAGGTACTGAAAACTGATCTGTAGAATCACAAACTCTGAGCACTGCCATTGAAATCTCCAAGGTTATTTTGAGTAGGTTGTTGAATAGTTACTTTGCGCCAGCGTTTTTTATCACCTCGACCGCCTGTTCCAATCATCTCGACTTCGCCGTCGTTGACTAGGGCTTCTAAGTGTTTCCTAACAAATGCCTGTCTTTGTCCGCTTGCCTCCTGTATGTATTCCAAGGTGTAGTAGGTGTCCTTGTCCAGCACTTCGATGATGGACTTCTTTCGTGCGGTGGTATCGACTTGGTCTTTGTCACCGAGTCTTACTAGTTGCTCATCAACAAAGTCGATAAGCACTTCGTATGGGGTCGCTCTACCGCAGCGCCCCGTGGTCGTGATCAGCCTTCTGGTTTTGCTTTTGTTACCGTAGCCGCCTTCTTCCCTGGTGAAGTCCATGCAGATATCCACTGCTGAAGACAATGCACCCGAGCCTCGGGATGCGGTGTGGT